GTATGTTCAGGCGGTCGACGGTGCTTACTTCGCCAAAGACCTGCGGGTCTGCCGTGAACAGGGGCGGATGTCTCAGGTTGTCACCGATCCCGACTTCCAGCTGCGCTGCGCTTGGGACTTGGGCCATTCAGATGCGACCGCGATCTGGGTCTACCAGTTCTGCGGCGAGCGCATTCAGGTCGTCGACTACTGCGAGGGCTCGGGCCAGCCGCCCGGCTACTACATGAACTGGCTGCGCTCAAACGGCTACGGATCAGCGCTCTGCGTCCTGCCTCACGACGGGTCGAGCGTTCACCCAGACAATCCTATCGCCATGTCATATGAGCGGCAGTTGCAGGCCGCAGGCTTTTCGGTCAGGGTTGTCAGGAACCAAGGCAAGGGCGCCGCACAGCAACGCATCGACGCGCTGCGCAAGGTGTTCCCCCGCATCTGGTTCAATGCTGACGCCACTCTCGCAGGGGTGAAAGCCATTGGTTATTACCACGAGAAGATCGACGAGGACCGGAAGATCGGCCTTGGCCCCGAGCACGATTGGTCGTCTCACGCAGCGGATGCCTTGGGTCTAATGGCCATTACTTTCGAGCCCCCTCGCAAGATGATTGAGAAGGCTCATTCTCCGACTCCCCGCTCGAAGTGGGCGCTCTGATGGGCAAGGGCACGGACCTCATCCGCGCGACTCTGCGCATCGATACAGACGACTGCATCGAGTGGCCGATGGCTCGCCATCCTGCTGGCTACGGGAAGGTCGCTGATGGAGCTGATGTGAGGGGAGCGCATCGTGTGATGTGTGAACTCGCTCATGGCCCAGCGCCGACGCCAGAGCACGAAGCGGCCCATAGCTGCGGGAATAGACCTTGTTTCAACAAGGCTCATCTGAGCTGGAAGACACACGCGGACAATCAGGCCGACATGGTCGCCCACGGAACGTCCCTCAAAGGCAGCAGGCATCATCGCGCGAAGCTGGTTGAGGCAGACATTCCGGTTATCCGGGCTTTGCTGGCTGCTGGTGAAAGCCACGGGGAGATTGCCGCGCGCTTCGTAGTGGCCCGTCAAACAATCACGAATATCAGCATGGGAATTCGGTGGGCATGAAGAAGTCCAAGAAACACGAGATCACCTTCGTCACCATCGGCGGCGAGGAAATCTCGATTAAGTCACCGAAGCTCGACGACTTCTGCCAGCCCAACGGCGACCTCGTGCTGCCGCTGAACTCCGAGAAAGCTCTCGTCATCAAGAACTGGCGCAACACTGTGCGTCAGGCGCTGCAGTAGTCGCCAGAGTTGACGCGCCAGACCCCGTGTGCTTCGTTCCCGGCAGAGGAGCAACACATGGTCTATGACGAGCAAACGATGGGCGATGACGACATCCGGGCTGCGTTCCGCAACCGAGTCGCCAGCCTCTACAACATCGACAAGGACAGGGTCGACGCTGAGCTGCGCAAGGCTGACCAGCTGCCGCTGACCAATGACGACTGGGACAAGTTCCGGCGCGATCCGCCGCGCTTCTTCATCAACACCGACAGGCCGACAGCACGCGCGATCTGGCTCTGCATCCAAGCGAGGCAGAAATGAAACCGTTACGTGAGGGCTCGACGCAGAGAGAGTACGCCGATTACGTTCGCCGTCTCGGCAAGCGCGTGGGTTTCCTTGAGTGGGTTATGGCGGCTCAGGGCTTATTCGTTATCTCGCTCGTCCTGCTGGCTGAGCTTTTTTTCAGGTGAACTGGAGCCCGCATGAGTCACCTGATCCGTGTCGTCGCACCGCACTTCGTCGCCGGGCTGATGATGACAGGCGACGTATGCACTGAGGCGGCGCCGATCCTGAAGTGGGCGATTGGCAAGACCCGCGCAGACCTTCGGCAATACTTCACGAAGAAGGGCTGGCTTGCGATGGAGATCGGCTTCAACGCCGGGTACATAGCGGACGATCCATTTCTGAAGGACGGGCGATGAGGCACAAGCGAAGAGAGTCGAGCTTGCGCGGCACGCTGCAGGGGCTGATCGTCTATATGTGCGGCATCACGATCATCGCGGTCGTCGTCGCGGTCGGCATGGCATCATCAAGGTAAGGCAATGAGCGAAGAAGGCTTGAAGGTCGGCGTGGTGGTTCTCTACCTGCTCAATGGCGGGGAGATGTCGGTGCGCGCGGCGGACATTCGCGGCGTGTCGCGGCCCGCGCAGCGTCGCGACAGCTCGAACGAGCAGCGCACACGCAACATGATGGAGGCGGCAATGCGCTCTCAGAAGCTGGAATTGGAGGTGAGGCAGGCAGAGCGGCGGACGCTGCCCGATCCGTATCGGAATGTACTGCAGAATGTTCTTGGCGCTGGCCAAGCGGCCCAGAGCAACCAGCTTGCCGACGCGACGCTGACCGCTATTGGCACGCTCAATGCGGCGGTGACGGCGGACACTCGATATTATTCGGGAACAGCACGCACTGCCTCTCCCTCAAATGGAGTCGAAGTGTGGTTGACGCATTCGCCCAATTCGATCTCTGTCCGCAACACCTACGAAGAAGTCTCTGGATGGATGAGAAACAGCTGATGCTAGTTGCGAAGACGAACCTCGATACCAAGGTGCTTGCTGACGTGGTTCACGACGAGCTGGCGGGCACTGGCCTGCAGTTCGCCGTCATCGTGTGGCGAGCGGGCTTCCTGCAGCGTGGCGATGATGTGGCCTATGGCACGCGGACGAAAGACGAGAGCGAGATGGCTGACGCGATGATGAAGGCCGTCGATCAGATCACCGGCGCCATGAAGAAGAAGCGCGAGGGCTGACGTGCCGACAACTGTGCCAACGACAGCGTCACTAGCAGGGGCGGGCAGCGCGGTGACGCTAGTGGGCGTTGACCTCGCAGCTGAGGAGCTGAGGAGCGCGACGACGATAACGCTGATGACGCCTGTAGGATCGAGCATGAGGGCGGCGCGTCAGGTCGAGCACGTCCACCTGCACGGCTACGTCAAGCAGGTGAAGCTCGCGCTCAAGCCTGAGTGTTCGCTGCAGGTCGAGCGGGCGGACTACGGATACCTGCTGGTGGCGCGCGGGAGAAACCTGAAGGACGGCACGCAGTATTCGGTCTCGCTGTCGAACCAGCTGCACCAGAACCGCGACAACGAGACGTGGTCGATGAAGATGGCGTGCAATCTTCTGACGTGGCTGAGGATGCATGACCTCGCCGAACCACAAGAGGTGGTCGGAGCGTTTGAGTGGGAGTAGCGGCATGAACGACGCGCTGACCTTCATCGGTGTCTGGTACATCATCGGCCTGTCGGTCGTGTCCTACATGCTGTTCAATGGCGTCATCATCATCACGAGGAATGGCCAAGTCGCTTCCGGGTTCAGGGCGTTCGCCTTGGGGCTCGTGTTCTCCGCAATCATCGCGTCCGTCTGGCCCTATGCCGTGTTCAAGCTGATGCTCGCGAGGATGCCGAGGTGATTATCTCTGACGGTCTGGTGTTCCTCCCCTACACGCACAACATGGGGCGACAGGTCCACGTCCTGCTGGAGTGCAGGTCCGAGAACGACAAGATCGTCTGCCAGCGCTGGATCAAGCCGCGCATGGGCGACCATCGTGGTGATCCGACAGCTGAAGAGATTGCCGAGGGCATCGCCGCAATGGAGCAGTGGTTCAAGGACCACACGCGACCGCGCGACGAGAAGGACAGGGCGTCGACAGGACATCCGAAGCGGCCATACAAGCCTGCCGGGTTCTTGCGTCGACTCAACGATGAAGAGCTGGAGCTACCGCACTATGCCGAAGCAAAAAGAGTCTGAGGCCGCCGAGTTCTCTTGCCCGAAGCACGGCAACATCGGAACCGATGTCCTGAACACGCACGTGTTGATGCAGGCGGCTCATGTGATCGACAAGCGGGTCATCACCGATCCGCTCGGGTCAACCCCGAAAGCTGAATACATTTGCGCTCGTTGCGCTGCACAGATGATTGACGCGGCTTTCCTGCCGCTTCGTCGTAAGTAGCCTCACGCATCCCGCGTTGAGGAAACCCCGAAGGATACAACATGGGACTCCTCGACAAGATGCAGCCCGGCATGGCCGGTCCTGCTGGCCCCTCCATGGGCCAAGCTCCTCCGTCACCGATGGGCGGTGGCGCCCCGCCAATGGGAGCGCCTCCCGGTGGCCCGCCAATGGGGCAGGGACAGCCACCACAGGGCCAAGGCCCCGATCCGCAGATGATCCAGCAGGCAATCATGCAGGTGGCCCAGCAGCTCAAGCAGCAGCATCCTGACGTGCCCGATCAGGACATCCTGATGACGGCCCAAAAGATCGTGATGACGAAGCTGCAGGGCGGCGGTGGCCCGCCTCCTCAAGGCGGCATGCCTCCCGGTGGTGGCGGTATGCCTCCGATGGGCGGCGGCGGCATGCCTCCGGGCGGCATGTAGCACTGTAGCAGTTGTAGCAGACATCAGAACGCCGCTCAGCAATGGGCGGCGTTTTCATTTGCGGGGATACGCATGGAAACTGGATACGCCAACGGCACTGGCATGGTGTCGACCGCCCCCGCACAGGCGCAGCTGCGCGAGCGCGAGGAAGACCCGCGCCTCGAAGACGGCAAGCTCACGAAGCAATTCAACGACTGGGACAAGCGCCTCGATGGGCACTGGACAGCATGGGTCGATGAGGCCCGCGAAGCGTTCGACATCGTCGCTGGTCGCCAGTGGGATAAGGACGCCGAGGAGGCGGCTGATGAAGCCCGCCTCAACATCATCTCGGTGAACCGCATCGACGCTATCGTGTCGGCTGTCTGCGGTTCGGAGATGACCAATCGTCAGGAAGTTCGCTACTACCCGCGCGAGATGGCGACCAAGGACGAGACGGGGCAGGCACAGGACGCCGTCGTCAATGAGATGTTCACGGCAGCAGCTGACTGGGTCAGGGATGAGTGCGACGCGGCTGACGAGGAGAGCGCAGCATTCAGGGACTGCGTGATCTGCGGCATCGGTCTGACTGAAACCCGCATGGACTATGAGACTGACCCAGAAGGCGTTGCCCTCATCATGCGCGTCTCGCCACTGGAGATGCGGATCGATGCGTCAGCACGTCGCCCCGGCGCGACGGATGCCCAGTACATCCGTCGTCGCAAACCGTTCGGGCCGGATGAAGCCAAGCTGCGCTTCGGCGTCGAGGGCGAGAGTGGCCGGGCAACAAACTCGACAGGCCGCTTGGAGCGCAGGTTTCCGGGCTCGGCCTATGCGGGCGGTCAGGGCGATGATGAAACCGAGAGCGACAACGTCTGGATCACCGAATACCAGTGGTGGGAGCTGGAGAAGGTCTGGCGCGTGCTCAACCCGAACACGGGGCAGATCGAAGAGCTGGGCGACGAAGCCTATCAGCGCATCATTCAGGCGATGCCTGATCTGGAAGCGTCAAGTTTCAGCGTTAAGCGCCGCCGCTACTATCGCGCCTTCCGCGTCGGCGACCGCATCCTCGAAGCGACCGAACTCCCAGACGAGGAGTTCACCTACAAGTTCGTGACCGGCAAGCTCGATGAGACCAAGGGTGTTTGGTACGGCATCGTGCGCCCGATGATCGAGCCGCAGAAGCTGCTCAACAAGCAGATCAGCCAGACCCAGCGCATCATCGACAACAACGCCAAGGGTGGACTGCTCGCCGAGATGGATGCGTTTGAAGACCCGGAGCAGGCCAAGCTCGACTGGGCAGCAAGCGACAGCATTGTATGGCTCAAGCCGGGCTCGCTGGGCTCAAGCCCGCGTGTCATGCCCAAGCCCATCGCCCAGACGCCTCCGGGCATCGACAAGCTGCTCGCCATCGCACAGGAGGCCGTCCAAGGCGTCTCTGGCGTGAACAACGAGATGCTCGGCATCATCGACCGCGAGCAGGCTGGCGTCGTCGACGTGCAGCGCAAGGAAGCCGCCTACGGTGTCTTGAAAGCCTTCTTCAACTCACTGCGCCGCTACCGCAAGGTGCATGGCCGTCACCTGCTCAAGCTGATCCAGAAGTACATGACCGATGGCCGTCTGGTCCGCATCGTCGGGCGCACCGGCAACGTGCAGTACCTGCCACTGCTCCGCGACCCGAACACGGCACGCTTCGACACCATCGTCGACGAAGCGCCGACAGGACCGAACCAGAAGGACAAGGTGTTCCAGTTCCTCATGATGTTCGGAGCGCCCGTGCTCTCGAAGCTCAACCTGCCGCCTTCGGTGTGGATGAAGTTTCTGGAGTTCTCGCCCCTGCCGACAGCGCTCGTCTCCGAGATGCAGAAGATGATCGCCGAGATGCCACCCCAGCCCAATCCCGAAGAGGAAAAAGCAAAGGCCGAGAACGCCAAGCTGCAGGCCGACCTTCAGAAGCTGCAGATGGAAATGGCCATAGAGCAGCAACGCCTGCAGATGGACACGCAACGCCTGCAGATGGAGATGCAGCACGGCTCAATGAAGTCGCAGGTCGATATGTCGAAGGTGCAGGGCGCAAACCAGAAGCTCGAAGTCGAGAACCAGTGGGTAAAGATCGAAATGGCTCGCGCCCAGATGGAGCAGATGAACTCCTCACAGGAAGCCACGCTGCGAGCGCGCGAGACGCAGATGCGCGAGGCCAACGACAAGCTCAAGATCGACGCCGACATGCAGAAGCTGCAGGCCGACACCGAGATCAGGCGGATGGAGCTGGAGATCAAACGCGCTGAGCTGGAGTTCCGCCAGCAGGAGATGGCGCTGCAGCGCGCTGAGCTGGAGGCCAAGGTCGGCATCGAGCGCATGAAGCTCAGGCATGCAAGCCGCCTGCACAACGCAACGCTCGAAGAGTCTACTGTAGACGACAATGATGATGGTACTTCTGATGCCGCGCCCATCACCAAAGAAAGTTCAGCGGCAAAACGTATGCGCGAACTGCACGAGCTGATGTCGGCCCCGGTCGAGATCGAAGTTGACCCCGTAACTGGCAAGAAGCGCGCACGTCGCGTCCTGCCTTCAACCAACAATTGATCGGAGAATATAAATGCCAGCTGGTAACTTCGCGGTATTCAACATCGCAAAGAAGAAACTGTCGGACGGTACGTTCGACCTCGACGGAAACATCTTCCGTATGGTCCTGACAACATCGGTGCAGGCGATTAGCTCGACATTTGTTGGCAGCTCCACCAACTGTCAGTACTCCGATCTCACAAACGAGGTGTCAGGCACTGGATACACCGCGACTGGAAAGCTGCTTACGGCAACGTGGACGCAGTCGGTCGGCACAATCACATTCGATGTGGACGATCAGGCGTGGACCGCCTCGACGATTACCGCAAAGTACGCGATCATCTATGAGAACACGAGCGCCCAAAAGAACCTGCTTGCTTGGGTCGATCTTGAGACTGGCGGCGGCTCAGTTTCGACTACGGCAGGCACGCTCACCGTCACCATCAACGCCTCTGGCGTTTTCACGCAATCGTAGGAGCTACAATGGCCATCTGGACAATCACCGTAGACGGCGACGACTACCTCGCCACACCCGAGACAGGCGACGCCATTCCCCAGCCCCTGCTGAAGAGCAACGACAAGCTCACGCTCAAGGCGCTCGCTCGCGCTGTCTATCTGGAAGACCGCGTGCGCTTCCCTGAGGAAGGCAATACGCTCACCATTGCGGACACTGGTGGGCCAGCAAACGATGTCCGTGTTCTGGTCGAGCGCCTCGCGGCGGAAGGGTTCTAATCCATGCTCTTGCTCGCAAGCACGTCCGACAAGATTTCGATCACTACATCGACGGCTGCGACCATCAAGGTTCAGGCGGCTTGGGTGGACCTCAACGGCACGACCGTCACGCCGGGGCGGACCAACACCGCCATCGCATCGGCGGCTACGACTGACGTGGTGGCGTCACCTGCTGCATCCACGCAGCGGAACATTCGTGGCATGACGATCTGGAACAGCGATGCCTCCCTGTCGTGCTCCATTCAGGTCACACACACTGACGGCACAACTTCACTCAACGTCGCTGTGTTCACCCTCACGCCCGGAACTGGCGTCCAGTACACCGAGGGCGCGGGGTTCACCCCCATGTTCAGCTCGATTGCGAACGCAGTGAACGTGCAGGAGTTCAACGGCGCATCTGGAACATGGACGAAGCCTGCGGGCGCCACACTTGTCATTGTCGAACTTATCGGTGCGGGCGGTGGCGGTGGCGGTGGTGCATCCCTTGCGACTACTGTTGTAGCCAAGGGCGGCGGCGGCGGCGGTGGTGGCGCATGGGTGCGTGGGGAGTTCCGGGCATCTGAACTGGGCTCCACTGAGACCGTGACAATTGGTGCAGGTGGAACGGCAGGCGCGGCATCAACGGCGGGCAACTCAGGCGGTAACGGCGGGGTTGGTGGTAGCTCGACATTCGGTTCGTGGCTTACTGCATTCGGCGGCGGTGGTGGCGCGGGTGGTGCAAACTCGGCGGCTGTTACTGGCGGCGGCGGCGGTGGTGGCGTTGGCGGCGCGGGGGGCGTTGGATCGACTTCGGGCGGCACTGGCGGCGTGCCCACAGCAGCAACCAACGGCGCGGGCGGTCAGGGCGTCACTGGCAGCGTAGCCGTAGCCACTACGCAGAACGCAGAATTTGGCGGCGGTGGTGGCGCTGGAAGCGCAAACCCTCCCGTAGCGAACTCTAACGGCGGCTCAAGCTGGCGCGGCGGTGGTGGTGGCGGGTCGGGTGGCGGACACACGGCAACCCCAGCAAACGTTGCGGGCGGTGATGGTGGGCGCTCTGGCTCATACACAGCGGGTGGCGGCGGCACGGCGGGCGCTAACATTACGCCCACCGCTGGAGCGAACGGCACCAACGCTACGTCAGGCCGTGGTGGCTATGGCGGTGGCGGCGGCGGCACGACCGTCACGGCATCTACGGCGGGCGCTGCTGGCGGCAATGGCGGCATCGGTGGTGGCGGCGGTGGTGGTGGCGGCGTCGGCATGAACCCCGGCGTCGGCGGCGCGGGCGGCGTGGGTGGAGCTGGCTACTGCATCGTCTATTCGTGGTGATGACGAATGGCTAGGTTTGGGTCATTCAGCGGGTTCCTGCGGGACGCGACGTGGTTCACACCCACCGCGTCTGTCGAGGGATTTTTCACTGAAGACCTGATTACAACTGGCGTTGCGGCTGGCAGCGTCACGCTATTCCCCGGCGCGGGCACGCTCACGCTGGCTGGGCAGGCAGCAACAGTTACAGCGAGTTCGTCCGTCACGCCGGGAGTGGGCTCACTAACGCTCACAGGGTTCGGTGCGACAGTCGCGGCCAACTTCACTGCAACGCCCGGCGCGGGCACGCTTACTCTTACCGGCCTTGCGGTCACGCTCGCGGCCAGTAGCTCCGTCACGCCCGGCGCGGGTGCGCTGACCCTGACCGGCTTCGCGGCAACGCTCGCCGCGTCGTCTGCAGTCACTCCCGGTGTTGGATCGCTGACGCTGACCGGGTTTGCGGCCAGTGTAGTGGCCGACAGTTCCGTTACGCCGGGTGCTGGCTCGCTGACGCTGAGCGGCTTCGCTCCGACCGTAACGGGCGGCAGCGGAGTGGTTGACTTCACCGCCAATCCGGGGACTGGCGCACTCACGCTCACCGGCTTTGCTCCGACCCTGTCAGCCAGCAGCGTTGCAACGCCGGGTGTTGGGTCGCTGACCCTCACGGGTCTCGCGCCGTCTGTCGCGGCAGACAGCACCGCATCGCCCGGCACTGGCACATTGGTGCTCAATGGCTTTGCCCCAACGGTCAGTGGCGGCGCAGTCGATGTCACGGTCGCGCCGGGCACAGGCACGCTGACACTGGTCGGCTACGCGCCAACGGTAACAGGCAGCGCAGCCCTAAGCACAGCCGACAACCTGATCGACAGGTTTCACCGCCGCAAGCGCAGGAAAGAATCGTGGCGTCCGCTGCGCCCCGAAGAGCGCGACTACGATCCGACCGACTATCGCAACTTCGAGCCCAAGCCGGAACCAGAGCCGCTCGCCGCTGATGCGGTCATGCCTGCCAAGATTTCCGCTGGCATGCTGTCACGCCTGTCGGTGTCGAGCGATCAGGTTCAGGTCAAAGCGCTGGAGCAGCTCACCACAGAAGCGCTGCGCGCCGAGAACCGCAGCAAGATCGACAAGATCAACCGCGTGCTCGAAGCCATCGGGCTTGAGGCGCTGAAGGTCGAGAAGGAGAAGGAGCGGCGCAGGCAGGAGCTTCTCGCATTCCAGCGCGAGCTTGCAGCCTATGCCGAGCAGCTCCGTCTTGAGGAAGAGGAGGAGGAAGAAATGCTCCTTCTCATGGCGGCATAGGGAGGGCTGAGACATGGACTTACCACTCTGGATGACGAGGCGTCAGGCCACGGGCATCGAGCGCGGGCTCGCGGTCTGCGGGTTCAAGGATGTCGTGCTGAACGGGTTCGGCGCACTGAACGCAATCGGCGTTGCTGCGACCGACATCGCGAGCGGACGGCGATACATGGCGATAGCCCTCAGTCATGGCGAAGTGCATGACATTCCACTGAAACTGCTGAAGGCAAGGGGCCGCGCATGAACAAGGACGACAAGAAGATCATGGAGGACGCCTACATCCGCCTCCTCGAAAGAGCGAACATTCAGGCGGGCGATGAACCCCACCTGATCTTCGGCATGCTCGCGGTCGAGAACGAGATGATGCTGCAGCACATCGAGCTGCTGAAGCAGACACACCGCGCATTCGTTGAGCACGTCAACAAACGATTGCCCAACCTTCGCCTCGTCATCCCCGAGGCCGGGTTCAAAGTCACTCAGTAGTCCACCACCACAATCGAACGACAGAGAACCCAGCCATCGAGCTGGGTTTTTTCATTTCAGAAACGGAGACCACTCATGGCAGACGACATCGAATCCCAACTCTCTGCAGTCATCGAGAAAGCGCCGATGACCTTGCAAGAGGGCGACGAGGGCTTCTCTCCCTCCGCTATCCCAGAGAAGGCCGCGCCTGTTCAGGACGAGCCCACTGCAATCGTCGAGAAGACTGACGCCGAGAAGGCCGCAGAAGCGCTTGCTGCCGAGAACGATATCGAGGTGATCCGCAAGCGCCTCGCAGACATCGAGAAGAAGGCGGCGGACAAGGATGGTCAGGCCGCGTCCGAGCGCGCTAAGCGCCGCGCCGCCGAAGCCCAGAACAAGCAGATGGCTGACCAGCTCGCACGCTATGAGCAACAGCAGCGGGCGATGCAGGCGCGTCGCCAGATGGGCAACATCCCCGACCCGGAAGAGAACGTCGTCGAGGCGTTGAAGTATGAGCGAGCCCTGCGCATGCAACGCGAGCAGCAGGAGGGCCAGCGCTGGCAACAGCAACAGGTCCAGCAGCAGCAGATCGATCAGGTCACGCAGCTGAAGAACACGGTCGAGGACTTCGAGGCCGAGTTTCGCGATGCCAACCCTGACTATGACGAGGCGGCTGAGTGGCTGGTCGACATGGAGCAGAAGAAGCTGGAGCTGGCCGGGGCTCCAAAAGCTCAGGCCGAGCAGATGGCCCTGAACTGGGCGATCAACATGGCGCAGATGGGTTTGTCCCAAGGACGTAACCCCGCCCAGATGGCCTACGAGGCCGCTAAGATGCTGAACTGGAAGCCGAAGGGGGCAGGAGCCAATGCAGCCGCCCAGCAGCTGGCGGCTCAGCAACAGAAGCTCTCGACCCAGAAGGCAGGACAGCAGGCCGCGAAGACCATCGGCGGCGGCGGGGCGCAGAGTTCCGGCACGCTTTCCCTCGCCCAGATCGGCGAGCTGAAGGGGGCCGCGTTCGACTCGGCGATGGAGAAATACCTGTCCCGCTAACGGAAAAACCCCGGCACACGCATGCCGGGGTTTCCTAGTCTGGGTGGCGACAGTTGGTGGACCCTCCTGTCTTGGGTTATTCTATGAAAATGATTCCCGGCGTCAACCGATACGCAAAGAGACCTGTTTACGAAACCGAGTCCGACCGCGATGAGCAGCGGGCCGTGGCGAAGGTGTTGCGCGCTGCGTGGCAGGTCGATGTCAAGCTGATGCCGAAACTGGCGACGGCTGACTACCAGATCACGCGCGAGGGCAGGCTACTGGCCATCGGCGAACACAAGCGGCGCCGGGTGACGGCGGATACCTACGACACGCTGATCCTGTCCTACGCCAAGGCACGCAAGCTCCTCATCATGGGATACGAGCGCCGGGTCAACGTGCTCATCATCGTCCACTACGACGACCAGCTGATGTGGGCTCACCTGACCAACGCGCATCTGGAGAAGAGTCGGAAGGCCGGTCGCACCGACCGTGGCGACATCCACGATATCGAGCGGTGCGTCGAGATACGCCAGTCGGAAATGAAGAAGATCAAGGTGCCTGATTGATTGCTCTCCAACTGAACCCGCCGCTGTTCGTTGTTACACCGCGTGGCGACGGCATCGCGCGTATCATGCTCGACTATGGGCCTGACACTAACCCGATGTTCGTTGTCGAATTGAACGACTCGCGTGACATCCTCTGCTTCGACATGCTCGACGTGAAGGGCTCAGGCAATTCCGCTTGGGGCCTGTCTCACCCCGACCCATTTGAAAGCCGCGCCTGATGGAATTACTGCGCCAAGCCGCTCGCATGATCGGCCTGAAGAATCGCCAGTACGAGACGCTGACGGAGATCACCGCGCAGAACCACAAGGTTCGCATCTGGCGCGTCGCGAAGTCGCTGAAGGCCGCAGAGGATTTCAATCACGGCATCCTGTCCGAGCAGATGATGAACATCTGCACGACCGTCGACAGCAAGCACTGGTTCGAAGAGCTGATGAAACTTCCGAACGTCGCGTGCATCGCCATCGTGGACAAGCACGGCAACGGCGTGAGCGCCTATCCCGACTGGCACTGAAGCAGCGACCACAAAAGTAAAAGCCCCGGCTGTGATGGCCGGGGCTTTTTTTCGTTACAGGAAGCAGCCTTCGCATACTTCAGTTGGCACGCCAGTCTTGGCGAGTATGTCCGCTGCGTGCGCTTCGCATGATAGCCGCGCCACGCCCTTTCCATGCTCATCCTTCACTTTGAACTGGAAGTACTTCTCTCTGCCAAAGGCATCCGAGATTTTCTTGTAGGCGTCTCGCCGCGCCTGCGATCTGATCGGGAAATCCTTGATCGACAGGCTGCAGGTGAAGTGCGCGACATTCGTGTCGCCGCCAAAAAAGCTCATGGTATTTTCCTCTTTCAAGCATCCGCCGCCGATTTACAGCGACAAAGAACAATATCACACCACGTTTGATATGTCAACTCGGGCTACAGCGGAGGAATTTTGTGTGGAGAACAAATGTCGCTCCAGTTGACGGAGGCGCTCCAAATCAGTAGGTACTGAAAGCGCATTGGGTAATGCCGGTTCCCCAACCCGCCCAGTGCGCAGCGCGGAGAGCCCGTTCCCCCAACCCAAGCTCTCCGCGCACCTATTTTGAAGAGGAGCAACGATGACGTTTCAAGTACGCGGCGATGAGGGCGTTGGCTTCCTCAACGAGCTGCCAGACAATTTCCGCAAGCGCCAGAAGATAGAAATTTCGGATGAGAAGCTGATCGAGGCGGCGTACAATCTGTCCGCGCGCCAGTTCGAGGCGTGGAAGCTCGCGGTCGTGCATGGCTACAGCGACGCTGAAATTGCAGATGCACTCTGCACCTTCGATAAGGCGACGCTGCCCGGCGACGTGCGCTCAGCGCTCAAGCTCGCAGCCAAGAATGGCTACCCTGTGCCGGGCGATCCAGAGCCCAAGAAGTATCGCGCGCGCGTGAAGGAGCCCGCGTGATGGCCGAGCATGAGACGGTAGAGAAGTTGGCGAGGGCTATCTATGAGGCAGGCATTCCGAAGGGCGGGAAGTTCTACCACGCATGGGAAGACCTAGAGAGCCAAGGCTTTTACGCCCAGCACGACCTTGCGATGATGCAAGCCCGCGCCGCCATAGCCGCCATGGGAGACGGCTGGCAGGACATAGCTAGCGCGCCGAAATCTCCTGACCTGCACAACGTCGCGGAGTTTCTGGCGTGGTGTCCGAGCGACGGTTCAGCTGGCGGATATCGGCGCGTTGTCTGGTGGGAGCCGAAGCAAAAGTGCTGGTCGTCTGACCGCGACATACCAGAGACGTTCACCCACTGGCGCCCACTTCCACCATCACCGGGAGAAAAGCCATGAGCGTAGAGTACGGCGTAATGCCGAAACAACTAGAGATTGAAAGGGACTTACATGACTTCCGAAATTCACCCGCCACCGACCGAGTTCACCGCTGACGAAATCAAGCTAGACGATGTTCTCCGGTTCTTTCACTACGGCCACCTGCCCCCGACCCTGCAAGGGCGGTCTAAGCCGTTCTGCGATCTAGCGCGATTGCTAATCGACACGACGCCACGCTGCCCGCAGCGGACGATTGCCCTCAACAAACTGATCGAGGCGAAGGACGCTGCTGTCCGCGCTTCACTGCCGCCAATCTAGGAGACTGTGATGAGCGAAGCGTCGCATCGTGAGTGCATAGCCGAAATCATGGGCGTGCTGAAAAAGTACGACATGGCCGGAGCTATCACGGTTATCTCAAAGGAGCGTGCGGCGTTTCGCTATCACTTCCCGACATGGTCGGTTGTGAAACTGCACGAGACATCTGACGGCGGACTTGGTGTCCGCATCAAGTCAAAGGCGACTGACTTCCCATCACGGGAGGCCCAGCACAGAGCCAACGAGTTGAGCGCACACATCGTCTATCAGATGCGCGACATCGCCATGAACACCTACGGCATGTGCGTAGCTGTGGGCGAAAAGATGGATGAGCATTGGAACGTCACGCACGTTTCCCATTCCGATTTTGATCCGGAGCGTTCGCAGTGACCGCACACGCTGAACTGATCGAGCGGTTGCGCGGACTGCAAACGACTTGCCCAACACTCCACGCCACGTTTTCCGAAGCCGCAACCGCTCTCGCAGCACTCGTGGCCGAGCGTGATGCGCTGCGGATGTGCGCGGAGGCTGGCGGCGAACTGCTCAAAGCAATCGATGCTGGCCGTATGCGCCAGCGGGTCGGAGTGACTGGCCAGACCATGGACGCTCAGCTACGCGCGTCCGTCTATGAACGAGTGCCAGCCTACCCCGTCGAAGAGGCTCGCGAAAAGTACACGCTCGCCCTTGCCTCGCTGAAAGGGGGAGCGTGATGGCCGACCACGCTGAACAGGTGGAGAAGGTGGCGAGGGCTATCTATGAGGCTGGCATTCCCAAGGGCGGGCGCAATTACGCTGCGTGGGAAGACCTAGAGAGCGAGGGCTTTTACGCCCAGCACGATCTTGTGATGAAGCAAGCCGCAGCCGCCATAGGTGTCTGCCGTGCCGCTTTTTTACCGCCCCCCGAAGCCCGCCCTGTAGCGACTGATGATCAAATCGAACGGGTAGCTCGGGCGATCTGCGAAGCCACGTCAGGTCCGTTTGAGATGTTGGATGATGTGGGCCGCGATGCGCTGCGCTGGGAAGCCCGCGCCGCCATAGCCGCCATGCCTCCCGCCCTCTCCCCCGAGCTAATCGACAAGCTCAGCAAGCTCGCGACGTACCTCACAGAGCAGGGCGAATACGAGGCGTGCGATCTGATCGACACAGTCGTTGAGCGACTGACACCCCCACCGGGAGAAAAGCCATGACCGACGAAGAGATCAAACGCATCCGCGACGAAAATCGCCACTACGCGGTTTTTGCCATCGTCAGCTTTATTCCGATCCTTCTGATGGTCGTGCTGTTCTTTGTGGGCGCGGCGCTGAGTGCAGGTGGTGAGCCATGAACCACGCTGAACTGATCGAGCGGTTGCGCCGTGTCTCTGACTGTGACGCACCCGCATGGGCCTATGACGAGATCAGCGATGCCGCCGATGCGCTAGCCGCACTCGTGGCAGAGCGTGATGCGCTGCGGGAGGCGCTGGAAGAGATCGCCAAGCAGGCTCCCGCGAAAGACATGGACGAAGACTACTACGACGCCGCCGATTTTGAAGACGGTTACGACCGCTGCATTTTTCGCGCCCGCGCCGCTCTTGCTCAGGGGGGTGAGCATGGGTGAAAGCACAGAGATAATCCGCGAAGCAGCTCTGGCTGAAATCGAGGAAGAGGATCGGCGTTGCAAGATCGACGCAGAGAAGGCCCGGATACGTGAGCGCATGGCGCGTCCGTGGTGGAGTAGAGTGTTTCCGTGGCGCATAACCGTGAAGAGGATCACATGAGCGATATCGAGTTTACCGTCAGCCGCGCAGAAGGCATCAGGCGGGCCGCTGAGGCGGAAGTAGCCAAGGAGCAGGGCGAGGCTGCGAAGAAGGCGCTCATCGCGCTGTACAAGCGCAAGGCGGTCGCTGAAGAGGCGGTGCGCGGCATCGAGCGCGAGATCGAGACCACGCTGGCCAAGATTGAAGCTGGAGCGCTGTAAGCATGCGGAACGGATACCTGCCTGAACCGTTCGGTCGCCCTATTCGCCTGATTGCGAACGGGTGGGTATCCTCGACGCTCGACCTTGGCCGCGCTGGCTGGGAGCTTTATGCCGATCAGGACTACGCCCATGGTGGGTTGTCGCTGGTGGCGCACCATCGCGAGAGCGGCCTGACCGCCTACGCGCGCGACGCGCACTGGGACTATCACCGACACGTCCACAGGGCGGACTACAGTAGGGACGAGATGCCGACCATGCGCGCCCAGATCGGGCACCGCGACAAGGTGCAGATACACGCGATGCACGGCGGCGTGCTGCCAACCTTCGACCGCGTGAGTCCGCTTATGGAGGTGCGAACAGAGATCAGGTCAATGGCCGACATGCTCCACTTCGCACCCTACACGGCCAGCCAGATTCAGATCGAAGCGGACCCAAGCGTCGACGACCTGCTCGCCCAGATCATCGCGAAGCAGGCCAAGGCGAATGACGAATACTTCGCCGAGAAGGTGCGCAGCGGAAAGATCGTCCGCGCGTCGGCGGCAGAGGTTCTGCAGTTCAGGCGCGTTGCGTGAGGGCGGGCTGGACCTTCAACGACATCCGCAAGCCGCCGCTCGGCCAGATGATCTGGGCGCTGATCGAGAGCCCGTCAGATGGCGAGCCTTACCTGATCGAGGCAATGCTCACTGAAATCATGGGCGCTGGCAGCGTCGCGATTCTTTACGATGGCCCGTCGATGAATTACCTGCCGCCGCACCACGCGATGATTGCGTGGCGGCGCGTTCGCGATTAGAGTTTTCGGTTCAGGCGCTCCTCCGCGAAGGGGAGTGTTGCCCGTGGCGGGGAAGCGGCGACTCTCACGGGTCGCCGTTTTCTTTTGTCGCCCCGCTTGACAACTAATGGACCCCCACGTCACTAATGCACCGTCCGGTGGTGTGTATCGCCACTGTTGACTTCGAGTGGTTCACGGCACGAACCCGATCTGCTTCGATTTGCCCCCGGTAACGGGCTCGGACAACGTCAGCAAGGATGCTCGCCCTAGAGGCTGAAGCGTCGCGGCGCCCGATCCCCCCTCAACATGGCAAATCAGGCACCCCCTCATGGCAACCAAGTCATATGCTGTGGGCGACAACGAAGTCGTCAAAATCTGGTCGAAACGGCTCGCGCGCGAAGCGCTGAAAGCGACCGTTATCTACCCGATGATTAAAGACTCCGGGTCAGCCCTCATCACTCTCGCTCCCGAAACCCAGAAGGGTGCGGGAGATCGCGTTCGCGTCGCGCTGCGCATGCAGTTCAACTCGGACGGCGTCACCGAACTCATGACCCAAGAAGGTAACGAGGAAAGCATCACCACCTATACGGATGATGTCACTCTCGGCGAGCTGTCCAACGCCTATCGTAACCGCACCACGATGGCCCAGCAGCGCGTTCCCTTCGACATCGCAAAGGAAGGCAACGACGCCCTCGCCGACTGGCACGCAGCCCGTCTGGATCAGGTCGCGATGTACCATCTCGCGGGCTACACCCCGGCGAACTCGCTCGCCGCCAACGGCCAGTACAACGGCTTCAACACCATCACTGCTCCGACCACTGGTCGTCAGATTTGGACCGAAGTTGGCGCAACGCAGGACTCCGACCTCGACTCAACGGGCGACGAGATGACGCTGCAGCAGATCGACCGTGCTCGCGAACTCGCGGAAACGGGCGGCTCTACCGGCCTTGTCCCGATCCGTCCGATCAAGGGCCTTCCGGGCGGCGCGAAGTACGTTTGCTTCGTTCACCCCACGCAGGTCACGTCTCTGCGCACGTCCACCAGCACGAACAACTGGATGGACTTGCAGAAGGCGCTGCTGCAGGGCGGCAAGGGCGACGAGTCGATGATCTGGAAGGGCGGTCTCGGTATCTACAACGAGACGGTCATCATGGTCTCCAACCGCGTTCCCTACGGCGTCACTGCCGCTGGCGCGGCCATCACGACGGTTCGCCGCGCGATCTTCTGCGGCGCGCAGTCGCTCATCATGGCATTCGGACAGGGCTACGGCCCCGAAGAGTGGCGTATCCGTGAACAGACGTTCGATTACGACCGTGAGTACGGGCAGAACGCCCTGTGCCTCTACGGGGTCAAGAAGTCCGTCTTCAACTCGAAGGACTTCGCGACCATCGTGATCTCGTCCTACGCCGCTGACGCGGCCTGATAGGAGAAATGGATCATGGCCAGTAACAAAATTGCTCGTTATTATCACGAGCGTCAGGTTCACTTTCTGACGAAGTCCGTCACCTACTCCGACGCTGACATCGCTGGTGGATCGACTGTCGCCTTCGCGTTTGGCCTCCCGGCGAACGCCTTCGTGATGAACACTGTCGTTCGTATCAAGACGGCGTTCAACGCGGCGACCACGAACGTCCTGACTGTCGGCACGAACAACCCCACCAGCGATAACCTCGTTGCTGCGGCTGACGTGACCGAAGGATCGGTTGCGACCACGACTGTCAACGGTCCCGGTATCCTCAGCACGACGACCTCTCTCGATGTCTTCGTGAAATATACCCAGACCGGCACGGCAGCGACGACCGGCGCCGCCGATGTCGTTGTCACCTACGTGATCTGGGAATAGACTGACTGAATGAAGGTCATGCTGGCGACGCCGTGCTACACGGGCTACCTCCACTACGCTCACGCGGAGTCGGTGGCCAGAACACAGGCGACGCCAGCATCGACCGGCATTCGTTTTGAGCGCTGGGTCGCGCCGGGAAATCCGGTTCTTCCCCGCGTCAGAAACGTCCTCTGCGCGCACATGCTGTCGCCGCAGCCGGATGGGGTGGACTTCGACGGCATCCTCTTCATTGACGACGACATCGCGTTCAAGCCGGAAGACGCTGTTCGCATGGTCAGTCACGGCGAGAAGATCGTCGCGGGCGTCGCGCAGAAGCGCGCCCCGAACACAAACGCCCCCGCAGAGATCAACGCAGCGCTCGACCATAACCTCGAAGTCGATGAGCGCGGCTTGGCCAGCAACACATTCATCCCATCCTGCTTCATGTGGATACATCGAAGCGTGTTTGAGGGGATGCTGAACAACGAAGAGCTGCACGACAGCGGCCTCGTCCGCCGCTTCATCTACCCGAAGCTGCCGGATGCTGCGATGCCGTTCTGCGCCACCTATTTCGGCTACGGACTGGCGGCGGCTCCCGAGAACGGGCCAGAAGCCAAGCGCGCTGCCGCACTCGGCATCGAAGACGCTATGGTCGATGTCGGCGAGGACTATGACTTCTCGATCAAGTGCGACGTGCTCGGCGTGCCCCGGTACATCGACACAGCTGTCGAGCTGATCCACTACGATGGCCGCGTGGCGCACGATCTTTCGTTCAGGAAGATGCTGCAGACCGGGGCGATCAAGGTCGACAACGGCTCGCAAGCGGCCTGACACAGATTTACATTTGAGTGGCCTCTCGGCCCCGCAGGCAGCTGCGGGGCCGAACCTTTTCAGGGGATAAGACATGCCTTCATTCAACGAGGGGCAGACGCCCCAGAACGTCCTTCTATTCGTCAAGGAAGGCTCGTCCATTCGCATCGTCACGTCGGCTGACCTTGTAGGCGGCGGCGGCGGAAACCCTCTGGGTGACACCGCAGTCAACACCGGCACGGCAAGCTCGGTTGCCTCGTCTGCATCTGCAGGAACGGTGCTCGCTTCTAACGCCGCCCGGTATGGCGCGACGGTGTGGAACGATTCGACATCGGTTCTCTATCTGCTGCTCGGCGCTGGCACGGTAAGCGCCACCAACTGCACGACAAAAATTCTTGCTGACGGGTTCTTTGCAATTCCGTTCGGGTACACCGGAATTATCAGCGGCATCTGGGCAGTCGCCAACGGCTTTGCTCGCGTCACCGAGTTCACCTGAACTACGTAGCGGAGGCGCTTTATGCCAGTCACAGTTTCCAATCCGCAGCTTGATGCAGATACCGATGCCAGCACAGTTGTGCTCGCGGATATCGCGGCAATCCGGGCGGCAACATTCCTGCTTGCGGCGGCTCCCGACACAATCCGTGTGCTGAACAACTACGTTGCGGGTGATGGCGGCGGCACGTTTCGCCTCGACAGTACCGACACGACATCCGCCGACGATGGCGGCGTGATCGTCAACACTTCAACGCCCAGCACCGCCCTGCGCTACAAGCGGCAGTTTGACAATGGATACGAGATCGACCTCGGCTGGTATGGCGTCGGAGCCACACGAACCAGCACGCAAAATTCGACCGGCATAGCTGCGGCAATTTCTTACGCGAACACATACAACGTCGGCATTCTGAAAGTTCCGCCCTGCACGCGCTCCGTTCCGATCAAGATCAAGAAAACCATCGATCTTATCGGCTATCATAATATCCGCATTCAAGGGCAGTCGATTGCCAACTCTGGAATCTACAAAGCGTGCTTTCGCTGGGACGGCCATGTTGGCGGCGTCATGTATCGCACCAACCGGGAATGCCGGTATGTGGTTGCAGCATCGACTGCCAACGTCAGCATTGCCTCTCTTGCGAATGGAAGCACGATTGATGGCGTCGCGCTGGTCACGGGCGATTACGTTCTTCTGAAGAACCAGACGACGGCGTCCGAGAATGGCCCCTATCTGATCGGGGCTTCAGGCCCGGCCACGCGCGCAACTTACTATACTGCGGGCCGCGCAGATGACTTCAACTTCAAGTCGGTCGGCGGAACAGTGAATGCGGGTCTGCGCTGGGTATGCACGCAAGACCCTGCAACCATCACGCTGGGAACAACGGCCCTGACGTTCTCGGCTGGCGCCGCCCCTGCCGCGAACAATGGAGGCGGTCTCTCTTCCATTGCATTTGATGGTTATCTTGTCGCGGCCATTGGGCTGTCTCTCTGGGGCTGCATTGAGCACCACAATACTGGCGTCGTCACCGCAGAAGGATGCACCGATTATCAGATCGTGTGTGGCGCAACTTCCACCGGAAATTATATGTTCTGTTACTGGGAGCGCATGGAGGTAAACGCCTACTTCTCCCAAGCTGGCACGCAGGATGGCGCAAACGGCCTGAAGTGGACTAACGTGCAGGGCAGCAACAGCTGGGATATCTGCCTTTCTCGCTTTGGCATCGTCCGTATCCAGCACAAAAATGGCATTGGCTTCGACCACGGCGCGTCAGACACCAATCTGTGCGACCAGATGATTGTTCAGCGTCAATCGGGTGGCACTGGTCAGGGCTGGATTATTCGCGCTGGCGACGGAGTTCTGGGAGACGGCGGGGCTTCTGATTACAACTACTCCTACGACAACTATTTCAGCGTCACTTCATGCGATACGGCTCCGCTGTTTGAGACAGGAGTCAAACCGTCAGTCTCGCAGCATTTTTATGGAATTTCCGCAACGTCTGGAAACCAGCAGCCAAACTTTAACGGCGTCGGCTCGGGCTCGTGGTCGAAGCCCAACAACCAGAAATTCCAAGCCTATGCGAACGGTGCGAACTCGTATGAGGACGGCACGGGGAGCATCCACATCGGATACACAACCAACCGATCCGATGGCTGTCGTGTAGCGATCTATCACCCAACCGGAATGCTGCAGCGCTGGAGGAGCGACGAGCCCACCACCAACCAAAAGGTGTACCAGCAGACCATCAACGCAAGCGGCTTTCTTCAGACAGCGACGATGTCGGACGGCGGCGCGTTTGGCGCTGAGATGGAGCGCTGGGAGCGCTCGGGCACGACGCCAACCGTCAAGAAATTTTTTTACCCCGTTCAATTCCCGAATAATGGTGTCAAGATTCAAGACACCAATGCCTCTCACACAATGACCCTTACAACCGATGAGAACATCACGGCAAACGTCTTGGTCAATTTCCGCACCGGAGGCGCAGACCGTAAGCTCGACCTCGTTGACACCAGCTTCACGCCAACAATTACAGCCGCCGTGCCGGGCGACCTTTCCATTGCATACACCACGCAGCTCGGGCGTTATCACCGCTTTGGAAAGCTGGTTTTTTTCCAGTTGGAGTTTCTGTTTACGCCGACCTATACGACAGCCTCTGGCGAGTGGAATATCGCAGGACTCCCATTTACGGTTGAGAGCACCGGGCTGGACCCGTCTTTCGCATTTGGCCGCGTGCAAAACGTCACGCGCCCCGCGAACGCAACCGTTCCCCTTGTCCAAGGTCTCGTTGGCACCACAACATGCCGCATTACGTGGCCGCTAACGACGGGTGGCCTCACGGTTTCAGCCATGACAAATCTTCCGTCCGCTACTGCCGTGACGCTGCACGTAGGCGGTCACTACATGACTTCAGACGCATAAGGGGAGACGGTAATGGCAACCACTGACATTGCCGTCTTCTCTTCAACCACCGCGCAAACAGCGTGGGCTGCGAGCGGCGACAACATCACGGCGGACCTTCGCAATAACGCTGGCTCGACCATGTATGGCCGCTTCAATGGCGGGACGCCCAGCTCGACAATCGGCGAGCACGACTTTGCGCTGATCCCCGGAGCGTCTGCGACCGTCACGGCCCCGCAGGTCTACCAGATACTGAAGGTCGTCTGGGATAGCGTCACGGGCGGCGCTGGTCTCTCTGGCCAGCTCTTCTCCAGCTCTACCAGCGTCGGCGGCGACGACGCCAATCTTGGCGACATGAAGAACCGGATTGCCTCCGACCTCGAACGCACGCTCACCGATGTCACGCACGTCACTCTGGGTCGCACATGGGACAAGGAGATCGAGGACGCCATCTTCGACTCGATCAAGCTCTACAGGAGCCGACCGTTCTGGTTTCTGCAGGAGCCGAACACGCTGACCATCACGTCCTCGACCACGTCTGGATCGGAATACGTCAACGACTATACTGGCCTGATCCGCCTCGACAGCCTTCGCATCACGATCAGCGGCCAGCGCTACTCCATGCGCGAGATCAGCTTCAACGAGATGGAGTCGCGCTTTGACGGCGTGACGACGCAGAACCAGCCCTACGAGTACAGCCGCTATGGTGGCCGCATCCGCATCTACCCAGTGCCAGACGCTGCCTACACGCTGACGTGGTCGGGCATCTTCGAGGACTCGACGCTCACCGGCAACGAGATCAGCAATGGCTGGATGACGCATGGCGAGCTGCTGATCCGCGCCAGCGCGAAGCTGTTCCTGCTGCGTGACTACATCAAGAGCTACGAGGACGTGCCCGCCGCCCAGCAGGCGCTCGAAAACGCCGAGAAGGCGCTCTACCGCGAGCACGTCATGCGGACGACCTCGAAGCGGATCGCGCGGAGGATTTGATGGGCCTGCTGACGCGATTGCTGAAAGCCTCCGTCGCAGACATCCCACAAGCAGAGAAGTATGCTGCCGCCCGCAAGGCCCTCACGATGGCCGATCTCGTGAAGCTGGAGAGCGTGCCAGACGAGAACGCCAACTTCTTCGTCGTGCGACGCGGCGCCGCCAACAAGGTCGGCATGCCGACACGGGAGTTCAATCCCGAGCACTACGGCGCCTACGTCTACAGGCCAGACATCATCGATCCAGACTATCTCTTCTACGCGCTCCAGCACCTGCACCAGCAGGGCAGGTTCCAGCAGGCCGCGAGAGGGTCGACGGGTCTGCAGAACATCAGAATGTCCGACCTCTACTCGATACCGTTCGGAGCAAGAGATGCCTGAAGCAACATTCGAGCTGAAGACTGTTGGCGGCAAGCCGCTCGTGGTCTGCACCTATGACGGCCAGACTGGCACGGCCCGCGTGTTCTCGAAGGGTGAGGAAGACGCACGCTCGCGCGCTGAGGAACAGGCGCGAGACAAGGCTGCGAAAGCGGCACAGGGAGGAGCATAACTATGGCGGGCCTTCTCGGTAAACTTCTCAGAACGGCAGCGGGCGCTATCGACAATTCTGTCGAGCAGCCGGTGTTCTATTCGGCCCTGCGCGAGGGCCTTGTCGATCACCCTATGGAAAGCGGCACGGGAGCTGAGTGGCTCGCACAGGTATTCGAGCCTGAGCGCACCGTTCGCAGCGCCCTTCGCGATGCGGCCACCAACAAGCCGGTGATCGACGAGCTTGGTCAGCCGGTAATCGAGACGCGCGTTGTTCCGCGCAGCATCAAGCTCGCTGGCGTCAAACCGGCAGAGATCAAGTGGTCTGGGTTCGAGGACTACCTGAACGAGATGAAGGACCGCCCACTGAAGCGGCAAGACCTGATCGACTTCATGGACGGCGGCTCTGGCGGCAGCAACGCGACCAACAGCGCGCGCGGCATGACCCGTTACTCGCCTGTCGATTACAGCGCTCGCAAGGGCGGCGATGAGCAGATGTCGGAGTCTGACTGGTTCGACGAGCATCAAAGCACGATTGACGACGTTCAAAACGATATAATCGATCGTGAGCTTGACGATGGCGACTGGGCTGCTGAGTCATACGCGACTTCCGAAGACGTCGGTCGGTTCCCCAATCGCGATGAGCTGATCGCGCAGCTTAATCGTTTGACGAACAGTGCCGACCACTACGAGAGCACGGGCAATCGCATGATGAATGGCCGAACGCTCTTCGGCGAAGACGAATTTGCCAACGCGGCGCACGGCGACGCCAACTATTATTTCCGCAACGCCGGGTATCAAAGACAGAACATGATCCCGCATCAGCGGCGTCTGGATTATGTGGACAGCATGCTGGCGCGCGACCCCAACACGCCAGACCTCTTCACGGGCTATCAGGATAGCTACCTTCTCGCCGATGAACTTGATCCGGTGCGCACGGAATGGACCGCACACATTAACGACCAGTATGGCGACAATCTGCATACGTTTGATGATGTGTTCCAAACAGAGCGCGACGCGCTGCGCCACGCTGAAAGGTCGGCAGAGCTGAGCGACTTTAACGACGAAGCTCGACAAGCCGCAGAAGAGTCGCTTCGGGAAGAAAATTACGGCTACGACCGCGCATTGCGCGAGGTCCGTGCCGATTACCCGCTCAGCGATGGCGGCGGCACTGAATATCACGACTACACAATTCCCGGTGGTGAAAAATACGACGAGCAATTCTTCAATCTGCCGGAGGAATTTACGACGCCTCGCGGATCGACTTACCGTCAGCCGCACTGGTCAAACCAGAATGACGAAGGCACGCGCTTCGGTCACGTCCGCTGGAAGGACCGCTATGTGGACGTGCCGGGGCCACAGATCGAGGGCGGCGCTCCAGTTGCGCTACCCGCGAGTGACCCTGCAGCCTTGGCCAGAGCGCAAGAAGACTATCGGGCGACACTGGATGCCGCGATTCGCAGGATGGAAGTTGTTCGTAGAGAAAACCCCGGCGTCAACGATACTCGCCTCGTCGAGGGAGATCAGATGCTCACCGCCCTCAACGCAAATCTCGAACACGCGCTACAAAAAGTAAAAGACTTGGAGTCCAACGCACTCGCGCCCGCACCTCGCGCCCCGGCCCCTACGGTCAGGAAGAAGGTCATGGCGATTGAAGAGTCGCAGTCAGACCTTCACCAGAAAGGCCGCGACGCGGGATACGCACGCGATCTGACGCCGGAAGAGCGGGTGCAGCTAGATGCTCTCCAGCAGGATAAAATCCGCGCGTATGACGATATGTCGAACGCGCGCCGCGCGCTCAACCAAGCCTACTCCGCATACGACAACATGCGTTACGACGCGCGCCCGAACGTCTATTCTCCGAAGTATTATGAGCACATGAACGAGCTGGGTCGGAGGCGGCAGGAGTATCTGGGCGCTCAGACGGCACATGATGACGCTCAGACGGCGGCGAGCAACCTCGATGAGTCCGTGAGAAAACTAGCCGATCTGGCGAATGGTGTTCCCGATACGCCGTTCGCTGGCACCGCATGGACGAAGTATGCGGTGAACCGGATGCTGCGCATGGCGGCGGATGGCGACTACGATCATTTCGCATGGCCGGTGAACGTGTCGAACGGCGGCGTCGGAAATCATCCGGGCAACTATTATTACGAGAAAATCTTCGGCAAGGAAGTCGAAGACGCCGTCAAAAAGGCTGGCGTAAAAGTCCAGAAGCGCCTTGGGCCTGAGCGCGGCAAGGATGGCGGTCTGGTGGACTGGCGCTTTATCGAGATGACGCCTGAAGCACAGGCCCTCATCAAGAAAGGCTTCAAGATTTGGATGTTGCCGTTCCTCCTCGGGACTGCTGGCGCCGCTGGCGGGGCTCGCGGACTGCTCTCTCGCAAGATCAGCGATGAAGAGGCATAGGCATGATTGATCTTGGCGCGTGGTCTCCCGACCTTCCTATTGTGCGCTCCCCGCACCTTCGCACGGCATCTGGTGTGACGCCGCTGATCGAGGGCTACGGCCCCTTCAACGGGCTCTCGGTTACGACCTCTGCGCTCGACGCGAAGTGTCTCGGCGCGATTGCTGTGCGCGACATCGACCAAGCGCACCACATCTACGCCGGTAACTCGACGAAGCTCTATGAGCTGGAGAGCATCACGTTCACGGATCGCAGCCGCGTCGGCGGATACGGCCCTGCCGGTGAGACAACGCGCTGGCGCTTCTCGCCCTATGGCGACCGCCTCATCGCGGTGAACGGAACGGACGTGCCGCAGTATATCGACATGAGCACGGCATCGACCGCGTTCGCCAATCTCGGCGGCTCTCCTCCATCTGCCCAGTTCGTCTCTTCCTTCGTCGAGTTCGTCGTCCTCGGTGCGCTTGGTACGTCAGCGATGGCGATCAAGTGGAGCGGCTTTGGCGACAGCACGGGCTGGACGCCGGGCACGAACCAGAGCGACGAGCAGGAGTTTGCGGACGGCGGCAGGATCACCGGCCTTGCCGCGCTCGACGTGCTCTACGTGTTTCAGGAAAACGCGATCCGCCGCATGAACTATGTCGGCGGGCCGACGATCATGCAGATCGACAAGCTGGTGGACGGTATTGGCTGCATCGAGCCAAACAGCCTCGTGCAGTGGGGCACGATGTTCTTCTTCCTGTCGGAGGACGGCTTCTACGCCTTCGACGGTCAACAGGTCATCCCGATTGGCGTTGGCAAATTCGACCGCTGGTTCATTGCGAACAGCAACCGCTCCCTCTGGAACCGCATGTCGGCGGCGATCAACCCGTCAGACAAGCTCGTGGCGTGGGCCTATTGCTCGGCTGACAATGTGAGCGGAACGCCTGACCAGATTCTGATCTACAACTGGGCGTCCAAGATGGCGTCTGTCGTCCCATACTCGACAGAGTTCATAATCAGCGCGGCGTCGCTTGGCGTCAGCATCGACGACTATCCCTACAGCATCGACGACATGACCATCTCGTTCGACGATCCGTTCTTCCTTGGCGGCACGCGCTACTTTGGCGGCTTCAACTCGGAGCACAAGCTCGGCACGTTCTCGGGCGACTCTGTTGCGGCAACTCTTGAGACCGGAGACTTTGCGCTGACACAGGGACCGGCAACGGTCGAGTGGCTCCGTCCAATCTCCGACTCAACGGGCGCGACGATGGCGGGCGCTGGAACGATGCGACCAGCTCAGACGGTGACATTCAAGCCAGCCATCTCACAGCAGGCCAGCGGACGCTGCCCGCAGCGCGGTGTGATGGGCAACTACGTCCGAGCCAAGATGCAAATCCCTGCAGCCGATACGTGGACGTTCGTGACGGCGATTGACTACAAGGGCAAGGCGATGGGCGCACGATGAACGACGCAGCACCAGCAAAGAAGCTCGCGCCAAAGGGTGACACCGTCGTCCGCATGACGGACGCGATCAACCAGCACGCCGATCTGCTCAATGTCGGCCAGTT